AGTATTATTGCGAATGATGGTAGCGTTCAGCACTTGGATTGGATGGACGAATGGACAAAAGATGTTTTCAAAACATCTATGGAGATTGACCAGCGTTGGGTGGTCCAGCATGCAGCTGACAGACAAGAGTACATCGACCAAGCACAATCGTTAAATGTATTCTTTAGACCAGATAGTCATATTAAGTATATCCATGCTGTTCACTTCCAAGCATGGAAGCAGGGGTTGAAGACGATGTATTATTGCCGTAGTGATAAGATTGCTAAGGCAGATAAAGTTGCTAAGCGAATTGAAAGAGAAGTTATCAAAGAAATCGATTTAACTGCACTCGCTACTGAAGAGGGTGCGTGTTTAGCATGCGAAGGATAAGAAATGATTAAAAAACATAGCAAAATGACAGATGAAAGAACATACTTCAAACCATTTAATTATCCATGGGCATATGAAGCATGGTTAAAACATGAACAAGCACATTGGTTGCACACTGAAGTGCCAATGGCAGAAGATGTAAAGGACTGGAAGAAGAAACTAAGTAAAGAAGAAAAAGAGTTTCTTACAAACATCTTTCGTTTCTTTACACAAGGTGACATTGATGTGGCAGGTGGATATGTTAAAAATTATCTACCATATTTTCCACAACCAGAAATTCGTATGATGTTGTCTGGTTTTGCTGCAAGAGAAGCATTACACATTGCTGCATATTCTCACCTCATTGAAACTCTTGGACTACCAGAAACTACATACAATCAGTTTCTGGAATATCAAGCAATGAAGGATAAACACGATTATGTTATCGAACAGAGTTCGAAGAATGGTACTATTGAATCGACTGCAGCACACATCGCCATCTTCTCTGCTTTTACAGAGGGTATGCAGTTGTTTAGTTCTTTTATTATGTTGCTTAATTTTCCTCGTCATGGCATCATGAAAGGAATGGGACAAATTGTTACATGGTCAATCGTTGATGAGACAATGCACGCTGAATCAATGATGAAACTATTTAAAGAGTACATTAAAGAAAATCCAGAAATCTGGAATGACGAACTCAAAGGTAAAATCTACAGCATTGCTGAAAAGATGGTTGAATTGGAAGATAAGTTTATTGATCTAGCATTTCAAAACGGAGACATGCGTGATCTAAAAGCGGAAGATGTGAAAGAATACATTCGTTATATCGCAGATCGTCGCCTTATTGGTCTTGGTATGAAAGGTATCTTCAAGCGTAAGAAGAATCCACTACCATGGGTTGAAGAAATGATCAACGCACCAGTGCATGGCAACTTCTTTGAAAATCGTGTAACAGATTATGCTAAAGGTGCATTGTCTGGTACTTGGGAAGATGTTTGGGCTAAAGCTGCATAATGGCACATATTGTTGCGAACCTTCCACCAGTGAAGTGTTATGTTCGTAAAGAATTCCTATATGATTTTGAAAAGGGATTTGGTGAGTTAGAAAAATGTTGGTGGATAAGTATCAAGTCATTAAGAGGACAAGCATTTCGTATTGAATCTTATCTTAATGACTATGGTGCATTGTATGATAAATTACCACTTCATGCATATTGCTGGAAACCAATTGAGGGAGAGCCACTTCCATTAGATTATTTACAACTGTGGGATTGTTTGTCTTATGATATAACTGTGATTAAGAAAGCACAACTACAATCAATGCGTTGTAAATTTAAACTAAAAAATGGAGGATGGATGTATGGCACTTATCTATTCACTGTGGATTCTGCTTCTCCTGACTTTAATATTCTTGATACTGGATTTGCTGAGGATACCGAAGATCATAAGTCTTATAACTTTATTCAGTGTGACAATGGTCAGTTTGCTGCTCAGCCAAACAATCGTCTTATTATCCTTGAGCCTTCCTCTAATCCTAGGGAATTAAAACTACCTGACTTTAGGGTAGCAACTAAACGCTGGTCTGTCGAAACAGACTCTAAATGGGCATTGGGTGATACCAATACCATTATGTACGAAAGGGAATAATGTTAGGAATACTTTATCTGTTGGTGGTGACACACATCACAATCGTTTGTGTCACATTATACCTACACAGAGGACAAGCACATCGAGGCATTGAGTTTTCTAAAAATACAGAACATTTTATAAGATTTTGGTTATGGCTCACAACTGGAATGATTACGAAAGAGTGGGTAGCAATTCATCGTAAACATCATTCAGCATCTGATAAAGAGGGTGATCCACATTCTCCACATAATGAAGGTATTTGGGCAATATTGTTCAGTGGTGTTTATTACTATGTCATTGCATCAAAAGATAAAGATATGGTTAATAGATATGGAGTTGGAACACCAGACGATTGGATGGAAAGAAATGTATACTCTAGATTTCCATATGCTGGTATAGCACTAATGTTAGTGATTAGTTTATTGTTATTCGGATGGTGGGGTTTCTGGTTCTGGGGTGTTCAAATGATTTGGATTCCATTTTGGGCAGCAGGAGTAATTAATGGAATCGGACATTATTATGGATATAGAAATTATGAAACAAAAGATAAATCAACAAACATAATTCCATGGGGTATGGTAATTGGTGGTGAAGAACTACACAACAATCATCATGGAGATCCAGCAAATCCAAAATTAAGCAGAAAGTGGTTAGAGTTTGATATTGGTTGGATGTGGTTTAAGATATTAAATCGATTCAACCTAGCATGGGAAAGAAAAAATGACAACTAAATACTTTGAGTGTAATGAATGTGGAGCGAGAGGTAAGATTGTTCTCAAAGGTGAAGAACACAGTACAGAAGATTTAGTTTATTGTCCTGTTTGTTCAGCAGATATTTATGAAGAAGAGGATGATTTTGATGAAGAATAATGACTTGGTCATATCAACAAAATCCTATTACGGAATTGCCAGATGATTGTGTTGGATTCGTTTATATAATTACGAATCTCACGAACAATCGCAAGTATGTTGGGAAGAAATTGGCAAAATTCTCTAAAACTACATACAAGACTATAAAGAAAAAAGATGGCACGAAAAAGAAAAAGCGTGTTCGTTCTAAAATTGATTCTGACTGGCAGGAATACTTTGGTTCAAGTATAGAACTAAATAAAGATGTAGAATCTCTTGGGAAGGAAAACTTCACTCGAGAGATTTTGTACTTTTGTAAATCTAAAGCAGAATGTTCTTATATTGAAGCAAGAGAGCAGTTTGCGAGAAAGGTATTAGAAAGCACTGAATACTATAACAATAACATTATGTGTCGTATTCATGGCTCTCATATTCTAAACAAACTATGACATATTTACTATTTGGTGTAGCGTTGTCGCTGTCCGCAGTTGCTGCATGGTATGCAGTTGCTGGACTAGTCGCCATTTTCGCTGCAGCAGTAGTCCCAATTGCTATCATGGGAACTTTGCTGGAAGCAGCAAAACTTGTGGTTGCATCATGGCTCTATCGTTCTTGGAGAGAAATTCCAAGATTGATGAAGTCATATTTCACGATCGCCCTAATTGTTTTAATGTTACTCACTTCGATGGGCATCTTCGGTTTCTTATCAAAAGCACATTTGGATCAGGCAATACCAACAGGTGATGTTCAGGCTAAATTGTCGCTAATTGATGAGAAAATTAAAACAGAAAAGGAGAATATAAATGCAGCTCGTAAAGCAATTGCTCAGCTCGATCAGCAAGTTGATCAAACCATCTCAAGAACAGACGACGCAAAAGGAGCAGAGCGTTCCATCGCCATCCGTAGAGGACAGCAGTCCGAAAGAAACAAACTCCTCACCGAAATCGGCACAGCCCAAAGCAAAATCGCAAAACTCCAAGAAGAGCGTGCGCCAATCGCAGCCGAAGTCCGTAAAGTCGAAGCAGAAGTAGGTCCAATTAAATACATTGCTGCACTAATCTATGGTGATAACCCAGACGCTGATTTGCTTGAAAAAGCTGTCCGTTGGGTTATTATCATGATTGTGCTTGTGTTTGATCCACTGGCAGTTTTAATGTTAGTTGCTGCAAATTGGCAACTTAGAAAAGATAACAATACTTTACCACCTTTAATACAAAAAGATTGGACAGAGTTTTTTAAGAAGAAACCTGTTGAAGATTTTCCTGAAGTTAAAGAAATCGAAATAAAAGACGAGATAAAGGTAGAGGAAAATACAGCATTAAAAACATCTACAGATGAAGAAATACCTGAAATACAAGTAGATGAACCAACTAAAGATTGGGAACCACAATTATACGACAGAGTTAAAAAGATAGAATATGACTCTGCTGGTCGTAGAATTACACCAGTTTTAGAAGAAGAATTAAAACCATCAAAAACTCAATCATTTCTTCGTAAAGTTCAAGAGTCGTTATTGGGTGTAAAAACTATTGAAAAAGAAATCGAAGAACTTCAAGATAAACCAAAGAATCCTAAATAAGATTAGGCAGTGATCCTGCCGACATTTTAACTAAAAGGAAAGTAGTAAAATGACTAAAAAGTTACTCGTTGGAGTGCTTTTTGTCATGGCTTTGTCTCCTGCGATGGCACAACCCATCGTAACTGATTCGACCTCCAGAAGCACAGTAGATAGTAATTCTACAACCACAATTAAGTCGCCACCACCTACAGCAGTGGCTCCCGCAATAACTACAATTAACAACGATGTCTGCGCAGTTGCAGCATCAGGAGCAGTACAAACGCAGATTCTTGGTATCTCCATGGGTGGTACAATGAGAGATATGAATTGCGAAAGAATTAAGTTAGCGAAAAATCTATTCGATATGGGAATGAAAGTAGCTGCAGTTGCTACTTTGTGTCAAGATGAGAGGGTATTCTCAGCAATGATCGCTGCTGGAACACCATGTCCTGTTGATGGTAAAATTGGTGAAAAAGCAAAAGAAGAGTGGCAAACTCGTGGTGTTCTAGATGCAGTTAAGAAAGAAAATGTAGGACACTATGCAACAAAACCACCTGTAGTAGATCGTTCAATTACAGCTGAACCTTTAAAGTAAAAGATGAGCAGAATCCAGAAATCGATAGCAAAATGGTTTGGAGCATTCCTGCTATTATTCTGCTCATTCTCTTACTCTAATGCACAAGCACCAGTTGTAACTAATCCTACATTTTATGATGATACGAATGTTCATGTGCCATTACAGTTTGGATTCCCATTCTACGGTAGAACATTCACGAACTCATGGATGCACTCTAATGGAGTTGTATCATTTTTAGATCCAGCAGTTCCAGTTCCAGGTGCTGGATATAATCCTGCTCAGTGGGCATACTGCTGTCAGGGTATGCA